TAACATAGAAAGACAATGCAAACAATCGAAAATCTTAAAAACTGTTTAGAATATTTTATAGTTGAAAAAGCTAATAATGCAACCGATAGAATAGATATTGAGCAGGCAATAGCACATGCCCGAACTTGTGGTCTAAATCACTTAGAAAGCGAAATAGAAGCTATTTGGGTTGTTAGGCAAAAAGAACTTAACGCACAACTTATTGAACACTTTGAACACATTAGGGGACTATGAAAGCATACAAACTAATCGAATCTACGGCAGACGAACTAATCGCTAATGGATGCACAATTGAAAGGCACATAATAACCGCTAAGCTAAGGTCAATAATCGCCAGTTATCAGTCAGAACTATACAACATAGTCAAGCCAATTGAGATTGATACTCACGGTGGCAACGATATTCCAAGAGTAACAGATGAACAACTTTAAATAATTATTGCAATATTCAAAACTATTATTATTTTTGCACACACTTTAAACACAACAATATGAATAACGACCAATTAATTGTCGAAATGGCAAAGGAAATCTACAAATTAAAAGAAAGCGAAAAGAATTTATTAAGTCTTTTTTCTCATCAAAAAAAGCAGATTGAACTATTAGAAATCGAAATCTTAGAATTAAAGGAGGCAGCAAATGGAAAATAAAACCCATTTTAAAAAACTGCTTAATCCTATCTATTTGGGCAGCCATGACCTTGAACCAAACAAGGAATATAAGGTTACAATTGACCGCATCCAGCAAGATGTGGAAGTAATCAAACCAATGATTTTAAACGCTACAAATATGAAAATGATTAGCGTAGTATTAGGCTCAAAGTTTATCGAAGATTGGATTGGCAAATCTGTATTTATAGCCGTTAAACAAGAAAGAGCATTTGGAGAATCTATGGATGTAGTGCGAGTATTAAACAAAAAGGCATGATAGATAATTTAATATTTCGTTGTCACTCATTAGGGGATTTAATGGGTGCAAAGGGTTTAGGCTTAACTGGTGAAAAGCGAGCGATACATTCCTACATTGAAATGTTTGAAAATCGAACAAGTGAAATAAAGTCAAAATACTTAGAAAAGGGCATTTTTAACGAATCTGAGGCAATTACTTTAGTTAATGATGTATTGCAGTCTAACTTTACAAAAAACGAAGTAAGGATGGCTAATGACCTTATAACGGGCGAATGTGATATTGAAGATTCAAACGAAATAGTAGATGTAAAATGCAGTTGGGATAGATTTACTTTTTTAGACTCATTTTCTGGTGGCGGTAAGAATTACGAATGGCAACTTAGAGGCTATATGCAACTATACGAAAAGCCAAAAGCAAGTGTAATTTATTGCTTAACCGACAAACCCGACCACATGATGTTGCAAGAATTGGAACGTAAAGCTAATACTTATGGCGGTGATTTATCCGATATGGTAGCAATTCAAATGGTAGTTAACAGTTATTTTGACCAAGATAACTTTCACAGATTTCTACAAATGGCACCAATTGACCTAAATGACAAATACGTAAAAAGGGCTATTGACAAATTTGTTCACATACCTAAAGAAAACCGAATTAAACGTTTTCAGTTTGATTATTCTGAGTCTACCAATGCAAAGATAGGCGAGAGGGTAAATGATGCAAGAAACTATTTAAAAACTATATTTAATTAAAAAAAACAGATGGAAGTACAAGGCGTATTAAAACAGATTCTACCAATTGAATCAGGCGAAAGCAAGTCAGGCAAAACTTGGCAAAAACAAACGATTATCATAGAAACGGCAGATGCTTATCCAAAGCAAATAGCAGTGGAAGTTAGCGAAAAGGCTTTAAGTAGGCTGCAAGATTATTCGGAAGGGATGACCATTACTTGCTCTATAAACATAGAATCGAGAGAGTATAATGGTAGGTGGTTTACATCTGTCAAGGCTTGGAAAATCTAAATTAACAAGGCGGTAGGCGGGCAACTGCTTACTGCCATAATCAAAACACACAATGAACCAAGAACTAATTAACGAATATATCCAATGGTCACAAGACACCTTTGGGGATGAGCATTGGCTTAACGTGCTAATGAAGCTAAGGAGTGACGAAATATGGGAGCTAAGAGAAGCGATTGTTTTAAAAGGCAAACCCGAACAAGCAGAGGAATTAGCAGATTGTTTCCTACTACTATTTAAAGCAGCCCATTTAACTGGCTTTAACGTAGAGGACATAGAAGCAGCAATGGCAATGAAATTAATTGAATTACATAATAGAACATACGAAAATGGAAAAAGAATCAAATAAAATGACGGCAGTTCAGTGGTTGATTGAAGACCTTGGAGAGTATTTTCCACACGGAGTTGGAGGCATTGAATTAATGGTTAAAAAAGCCTTACAAATGGAAAAGGAGCAGATTATAAATGCTTATATTGCTAATAGTTTTATAAGATTATCAAATAAAGCAGAACAATACTACGAACAAATATACGGAGGTAACAATGAGCAACAATAAACAACAAACGGCAGTTCATTGGTTTATTGAGCAACTTGAACAAAAAGGAGATGCTTCGGAAAATGTAAGCATTAGACGAATACAAATATCAATAGATGTTAGCGATTATCTTGAATTGAAAAGACAAGCCAAAGAAATGGAGAAGGAGCAGATAAAAGATGCTTATTTTATAGGAGGTCATGACATTAAAAATAATAGATATAGAGGAATGCACGAATACTACGAAAAAATATACGGAGGTAACAAATGACACAACAAGAAAAGGCGAAAGAACTAATAGATAAGTATAAACCGATGTGCGGCGGCTATTGGGGTGGCAATATCAATAAACAATTTGCAAAACAATCCGCATTGATTGCAGTACAAGAAATAATATTATCAAATCCACATTCAAATCCTTTCAATACAGATGTTTATTCAACTATGAGTTATTGGCAAGAAGTTAAAACCGAAATAGAAAAACTATGACACAACTAATATCTAAACCAAACTTCTATGTGCGAGTACACGGATTCAACAAGCACAAGATTACCTTAGATAAAATCATTTGGGCGGTCACTAAAATAAGCGGTTATTCAGAGCGTGAACTATTTGGAAGTAATCGAGAAAGGGAGATACTATGGTGGCGGCATTGTGCGGCATATTTGGCACACAAACACACTCAAACCACCTTACAAGCAATCGGATTAAGAATGGGAGGTAGAGACCACACAACTATTCTAAATGCTAAAAAGAAGATTCAAGATTATTTAGATTGCAAGGATATGTTATTTATTGATAGGATTAAACAAATTGAAACGCTATTATAAAAAAAATTATGAATACAGAAAAAGAAAGTGATACACCTTGTTTAGGTGCTGTTATAAGCCGTTTAAAGTCAATTCGTAGATTTAACTTAGCTAATTATAGAGAAGGGGAGTTTGGAATAGATACTGAACGAGAATATGACTGCAATGGTGATTATATTGATAGTTACGAAATTGACGAGGTTATTAGCGAGTTGGAAAATGTCTTATAACTAATGGCTATGCGCTACTAATAATAAAAACAATGAATAAACAAATAATACCCGAAAGAACAATTATTCAAAACCTTTTAAAAATGTTACATAAAGAAATAGAAAAAAACAATCGTAAAGTTCAAATCTATCGTCAAAAAAGCCCAATACAAAATGGGTACGAATATTTTTTACAAGTCCTTACAAAAGGAATGTTTAGTGATTGGGTTGTAAATACAAATTACAAACAAAAAACTGAAATAAATTCTGAACAAGTTGCAATAAGAATGGCTAATCAATTTTTAGAGGATGTCATTTAGGGTTGCCGCTAACTAATGGCTATGCCCTAATAAAAACAAAAACAATGAGCAAAGAAATAATACCAGAAAGAACAATTATCCAAAACCTTTTAATGGCTTATATGTGCAGCAAGGCAGCATCAGAGGCAATGCAGACAGTTTGGGAATGTAGAAATGCAATTGACAATAAGCACATAATCGGAGTAATTAAAGAGGCTAAACCTAAGATTAATTATTTTATTAAACAAATTGACGAAACGCTATTAAGTGACCCGAGATTTAAGTCAAAGGATTGGGAGGAATTGCAAGAGTCGATGTTTAAAGTTTTGGAGGGTGTAGATGAGGAATTAAAGAAATTGTAAAATACAGATAATACAGGTTTACACATTTTTTGACTAGTTTATCCAGTATAGAAATGATAATGGCAAAAGTTTTTCCAAAAGTTTCTGAAAAGGTCAAAAATGTGTACTATCTGTCAGGATGCCTATAAACATTGAGTTTTTAAATTTGCAATGTGTATTTTGAATCTGTTTAATCTGTATTTTTATGCAAAAAGATTTGCACAATAGTATTATTTTTCATAATAGGTTTATTTTTGTGCAATAAAATCGGGTTGTCGGAGGCATCCACATAAAAGGTTTGAATGACCCTTTCCCGATATTTTTTTTAAGTCATTCAACTAAAACATTCAAGTATGAGTAAAATATTAGTATCAGTATTTAAAAGCGCACAAGATGCCTCTAACCCTTTTCATAGGGCAGTAGAAATTTGTTTACAGCGAATTATTCAAGGAAATTCAAAAGAACTAGTTGAAAAGTTTAGATTAACAAAAGAGGATAAATATAAGAAACAATTGCCTGGCGTTTGTTTTAATGGAACATTTAGCCATAGAGCAAATAAAAATATTTTAGAGCCTAGCGGTTTAATGATAGTTGATTTTGATAAGTTTCCTGATTTGGAAACATTAAATCAAACAAAACAGCAACTAATAAATTTACCTTATATTTTTTCTGTTTTTATATCACCATCTGGGAGCGGATTAAAAGCATTGGTTAAGATTCCAAAAGATGCCGACAACTTTAAAGGTTACTTTAATGCTTTTATGGCTGAGATTGATAGCCCTTATTTTGATAAGTCAACTAAAGATATAAGCAGGTTTTGTTACGAAAGTTATGACCCTGAGTTATATTACAATCCTGATGCAATTGAATACGATGTTATTGAGGTAGAAGAATACACCGAGATTGGCTCGATTTATAGCGATGTAATAGTACCGTTAAAATCTGAATCACAAATTATTGACAGGCTAACTACTTGGTTTAATAAAAAGTACAATATGGGAAGCGGCGAACGAAATAGTAATCTTTTTAAGTTTGCTATGAGTTTAAACGATTTTGGCATTAGTCAAATAACTGCTTCAAACCATTTGCTTAAATATGCTGAAAAAGATTTTAATGGTAATGAGATACAAGATTTAGTTAATAGTGCGTACAAGCGTGGTAAAAATACCTTTAGTACAAAGTTTTTTGAAGATAGCAATACCAAGTCACATATTCAAAAACAAATATTAAGTGGCAAACGAATTGAGCAGATTAAAACTAATCTAGAAAGAGAATCAAATCCACACGAAATAGAAACGATTGAAAAAGTTAAGGAATCAATGGAGGTTGATGACTTTTGGAATGTTAGTGATAAGGGTAAAATTTCCTTAAGTCCTCTTAAATTTAAGAAATGGTTAGAGCAAGAAAACTTCATGAAGTATTATCCTGCTGGCGGTAATACTTATACATTTATAAAAAGGCAAGGTAATTTTATTGAGGAAACAAATGAGAAACGAATAAAGGATTTTGTTTTAGAATACTTACTTGCCAATGATAAAATAGGAATAAAGCCATACGATTACATAGCTGGAAACCCTCAGTTTTTTACACCAAACTATTTATCCTTTTTAAAGTCGGCAGATATTAAAATGAAAGAGGATACTCAAACAGAGTGTTTTATTTATTACGAAAACCTAGCCCTAAAGATTACCAATAATAAAACTGAAAAGATAGATTACTTAAATTTGGATGGCTATGTTTGGAAGAATCAAATTATTAATAGAACCTATACAGACACCGACCATCACGAAGCAATATTTAGAGAGTTTATTTGGTTAATTAGCGGCAAGAATAGAGATAGATACAATACTTTTAAATCAGTTATTGGCTATTTATTGCACACTTTTAAGACCTCAGCAAATAACAAGGCTATTATTTTTAATGATGAAACAATAAGCGAAAATCCTAATGGTGGAAGCGGCAAGGGTGTGTTTTGGAACGCTATCTCTAAAATGAAAAAGGTTAGTATGATTGATGGAAAGTCCTTTGAGTTTACAAAAACTTTTCCATATCAGACAGTTAGCACCGATTGTCAAGTTCTGGTATTTGATGATGTAAAAAAGAACTTTACTTTTGAATCACTATTTAGTTTAATTACTGAGGGAATTACTATTGAGTATAAAGGTCAGGATGCAATTAAGTTACCAATCCAAAAAAGTCCTAAAATATTAATTACTACTAACTACACGGTAGGAGGTGTAGGAGGTTCATTTGAGCGTAGAAAGTTTGAGGTTGAAATGAGTAGCTACTTTAATTCAAACAATACACCATTAGACCATTTTGGGCATTTATTATTTGATGATTGGAGTTTAGAAGAGTGGGCTAGATTTGATGCTTATATGGTTAACTGCTTGCAGTACTATTTAAAAAATGGTTTGGTTAACAATGAGTTTGGAAACCTTTTGACTAGAAAGTTTATAGTCGAAACAGCTCATGAGTTTTATGAATGGACTAAAGAAGGAAACATTAAATTAAATGAAAGACTTTATAAGGGTAAAATATTTGAGGATTTTGTAAATGAGTTTCCAGATTTTAAGAAGTTTCTTAGCCAAAAGAAGTTTAAGAAGTGGTTAGAACTCTATGCCATTTTTGTGGATGCGAAATATAGTGAAGGAAATAGTGTAGATGGTAGGTGGTTTCAAATTTCAAAAGATATTATTGAGCCAATGTTTAAAACCGAAGTTCCTTTTTAATTATGTTTGAATTAAGAGATTATCAACAAATTGCTGTTAAGAACGGCATTGAGATATTAAAAGCCAATGGCATATTAATATTGAACTTTGAAGTTAGAACAGGAAAAACTCATATTGCGCTGGCGATTGCTAGTAATTATCAAAATACTTTATTTGTTACTAAAAAGAAAGCAATAAGTAGTATTGAATCAGACTACCAAACGGCAGAACATTGCAATAAACTAACGGTTATTAATTACGAGCAGTTAGGCAAATATAAATCTGATTATGATTTAGTTATATTTGACGAATCTCACGGACTAGGAGCGTTCCCAAAGTCAAACAAAAAGATTAAAGAGGCGGCTAAAGTTTGCTTAAATGGATGCGATGTTATTTTAATGAGTGGAACGCTTATGCCCGAATCTAATGCCCAGATATTTCATCAATTATGGGTAAGCAGTTGCAGTCCATTTAAAGATTTTAAGAATTTTTATAGGTGGTTTGAATCATTTGGTAAGCCTAAATTAAAATATACTTCATATGGAACTTGTAATGATTATAGCGATGTTAGTTACGATAAGATAAGACCTTACATTGAGCCGATAATATTAACTAAAACACAAGGTGAAGCGGGATTTGTTAGTGAAATAGTTGAACAGGTTTGTACGGTTATAATGCAGCCAAGTACCTATAATGTAATTGCCAAATTGAAAAAGGATAAAGTGGTTGAAGGCAAAAATGGAGTAGTTCTGGCAGATACGGCAGTAAAGGAAATGCAGAAATTACACCAGCTATACAGCGGCACAATAAAGTTTGAAGATGGTAGTAGGTTTGTATTCGATGAAACAAAGTCCAAGTTTATAGCACAAAAGTTTAAAAATCAAAAGATAGCAATTTTTTACAAATTTATTGCTGAACTAGAAGCAATTAAACGGCATATTGATGTAACAGATAATATACATGAGTTCAATACCACAGATAAAAGTATAGCCTTGCAGATAGTTAGTGGCAGAGAAGGGATAAACCTAAGTGCAGCGAGTGCGATTGTTTACTATAATATTGATTTTAGCGCAGTAAGCTATTGGCAGAGTAGGGATAGGATGACTACAAAAGATAGAGTAAAAAGTAATATTTATTGGATATTTTCTCATAAAGGTATAGAGCATCAAATCTATAAGGCAGTAATGAATAAAAAAGATTTTACACTTCAAACTTTTAAAAAATGGCATCAAAACACCAATCTAGGGTTATAAATAAAATGGAGGCGGATGGATGGTATGTGGTTAATCTTATTAAAACAAATAAGAACGGCATTCCAGACTTAATGTGTCTAAAGGATGGTAAATGTGTTTTTATTGAATGTAAAGAATATACTGACACGCTAAAGCCATTACAAAAATTTAGGATTGAAGAATTAACCAGGATGGGGTTTAGTGCTTATGTGGATAAGGCTGAAAAATCAAAAAAGTAACATTTTAAATATTTATTTATATATTTGCTAAACACAACAACATGAACAACAAAATTTTAGTAGCAATAATTTGCTGCGATTACAAAAAATACAGCCTAAAACAATGTGTAGACCACATTAAAGACGCTGGGTTTGAACACATTTTAATCAATTATGAAGGTTTATTGCCTTTACAAAATTATGGTCAAACCTACCTACAAGAATGGGAATGGACTGGTGATGGCAAAGCAAAAAGGCAATTTGACCAAGACCAACACGCAAGATTAAGTCCTATTTGCATAGCAAGAAATCTATGTTTAGATTTTGCTCAACAAGGTAATTTTGATTGGATTTTATTTGTTGACAGCGATGTAATGATTCCATCCAACACTAAAGAAAAGTTATTTAATTGTAAAGTAGATTTTAAATTGCGTTCTGGTATCGTTAAAGGGCGTGGCGTACATAGTGGAGCGACTTATATGTTTTATCCAAACGTAACACTTGGTGAATGGCAATGTGCTGACTATTTTACTTGTGGCTTTATGGCAATTAGTAAAGACATATTTTGGCGATTAAGATTTAGATGGGGATTACCAATTAAAGGCGGTGATGTATGTAGCGAAGACCCATTATTTGGTGACGATGCACGACAAATACTTGGTGAAACGTGGTGGGGTAATTTAGAACTTAAAGCCGAGCATTTAGGCGATTTAAAGAATGGAGAAACAAGTCAATTTTAATAACATGGAATTAAAAATAGTAGTACCAACCCATATTTGGGAGTTTGAGCCTATCCAAAAAGAATGGCTTAAAAGTGATTTTTATAATATTGAGGTAATTCACGAACAAGGCGAAGCCCCAAGCGGCAGAAACGTAAGGCAGAAGTACACTGAAATATTTGCAGGTCAGGATGTTTATGTTCACTTTTTAGATATAGACAACCTTATTCCGATGGAAGTTATTGCCGAATTGTTTTATTTAGCCGAAGAGCCAAAAATTTATATGTTTGACCAAATTTGGCATACAAACGGAATTAAGCGATTAAACGCAAAAGCAGAAAACTGTTTACCGGCACGATGCGATATTGCCCAATTATTTGTTCACGGGTCATTTCTTAAAGATATGGTTTGGAGCGGTGATTATGAGAACGATGGGCAATTCATAGCAGAATTGCATAAACGCTATCCAAATGACTTTGTTTTTGTAAATGGTGTGAATGTATGGTATAACGCACTAAGACCGCATAGTCAGCTTTATAATGGTCAAATAATAACAATAGCATGATAGCAAGTTTAATATACAACACACCAGAATTGGTTGAATCGCTAAAAAAACAGATTGATAGTATTTTTATTATCGATGCTGGCAGCACAGAAAAGATTGAAGGCTCACACCTAAGATACGAAGATAACCGATTTTGGGTAGGCAATTGGGATAGGTTCCTACGTTCCACAAATGCAAAATGGGTTTGGATGCTTAACTCAGATATTACAGGCGCATCAATTGAAATGTATGAAACATTGCTTTACTATGCTAATTCAACCAATGCGTTTATGATTACGCCAAGTTTTAACAGCCCACACGCTTTATTTCATCCTAAAACAAATACTTTGCGTGAAGTTAGTTGGGTAGATATGGCTGCACCTTTAATTAATGTTAAAAAGTACAAACAGATTGGCGGGTTTGATTTAGCTTTTAAAGGTTACTTTGCAGACATAGACTTATGCCACAGAGCCAAACAAGAAGGCTTTAAAATGTTTGTGGATGACACTTTGCAATTAACTCACATTGGCGGCTATACAGTCCAAAAAGAAGCCAAACACGAACAAGCAAGTATGGATGACAATTTAATCCTTATTAATAAATATGGTAAAAGTTGGAACGAATTAATTTAGTTATGCCAAGTAAACCACCACAAAAACAATATGCCAAAGTTGGTCAGCAATACTCACGTGGCGCAGTAGGTAATTTCTATTCAAGTGCAGCGTGGATAAAACTTAGGAACTATAAAAGGTTAATAAACCCAATTTGTGAACACTGCATTCAAATGAATATTATTACCCCTTTTCACACAATTGACCACATAAAGCCAATAAGTGAAGGCGGTGAACCTTTAGACTTAAATAACTTACAAACATTATGCAGACAGTGTCACGCAATTAAGACAGGTAAAGAAACAGCTAAACGAAAAAACATATGAAAATTATTACATTAACACCAAACCAAGTAGATGCTACCTCATTTTATAGAGCGTGGGGAGTATTTCCAGACATTATGCGTAGGTCAGATATAACCTTTACAGATTACTACGATGCCCAAATGATGTTAGGTGAAGGCAAACGAGGCTTTACTTGGGCTAACGCTTTACAATACGATGCGGCTTTTTTTCAACGTGCATTTGGCAACGTGATTGAAATAGCCAAGTTTATGAAAGATTGTGGGCTAAAGATTATTTATGAGTTGGATGACAACTTATGGGAGATTCCAAACTCATTCGATATTAAACGATTTTATGATAAGGATAAGCTATCTACAATGGTTTATATGCTCAAGATAAGTGACTTAGTAATTGTAAGCACACAAGCATTAGCCGACTATATTAGTACAGCATTTGATGTTAAGTGTGAGGTAGTGAACAATGCAATAGACTTAAACAAATACCCAATCCAACCTTATAACGAAGATGGCGCATTGATTTGGCGTGGGTCAAGTACACACCGCTCAGACCTTAGACAATACCGAGAAATAATGGAAGGCATACAAGAACCATTACAAGTTTGGGGCTATGACATAGTTAACAATGAACCAAGACTAAAGCTAAACAAGTTTACATTTGTTAAACCATTAGACCCTATATATTATTTTGCAAACCTTAGAGCAGAGAAGCCAAGAGGAATTGTCACACCATTAGTTGAAGATGTATTTAATGCTTGCAAATCAAACATAGCTTACTTAGAAGCAACTATGGCTGGTGCTGTATGCTATTCAAATCAGTGGGGCGAGTTTAAGAATAAAGGATTGAGTCTAAGCGAAGTAAATAATAAACACCACAAAGAAGCACACGAAGCCGCAACCTTAGATGTTAAAGAAAACTATTCACTAAAGCAAGCTAACGACAAACGTATTGACTTAATTAAATCTTTGTAAGTATAATTTGTTGAAAATTAAATAGTATTAACCCAATGGTTAATATTATATTTGTATATGCAATTAACTGAATACAAAACAAAAAACTCTGTTTATTGGATAGACTTATATGGTAATGCTTATAAAAAATGTACAAAATGCCAAAAGGTTAAAGGGGAATTTAATATGTGTTATTCTAAATCTGAATCGTTTGGCTTTGCTGCTTTTTGTAAGGAGTGCAGAAAAGAAAAGGATAAATTAAGAGCGCAAAATCCTATTGAAAAAGAAAAAGCTTTATTAAGAGTTAAAAAACATTATAGAACAAAAAACCCTAATATTAAAACTTATAATTACAATTCAGCACCAAAAACTAATATTGTTTTATGTAAATGCGAAATAACTGGTAAAGAGTTTTTTATTGTTAAAGGTAAAACTATACATTTACCATTAGTACACAAAGATTGCAATATAAAAGGAGATTATAGTAAACCAATTTTATTAGCTAAAGCATTAAAAAAACATGGTAGGTTTCATAATTGCGCTCAATGTGATAAATCATTTGATTTAATTATAAATGGTATGGTTCAATCAATAGCAAATAAAACTATTAAATACTTTAAACCTTTTTG